CTTAAGACCAGTTGTTGTTGGTCCAACTGTTTTGTTGCCGTAATTAAAACCTTTATCATTGTAAATGTAATATTCGTTTTGAACTTTCTGAACTACTGCTTCTGTAGATTGTCCACCACGAACTCTTTTCTTTACAACTTCACGAACCTTACGAATTTTACGAGGGTCGATATATCTAATTTCTTTGATACCAGATTTAAGATCTTCTGGATCCAAAATGATATGATAATATAAACGTCCATCAACATACCAACGGCGGTAAATTTCATAGGCATGACGATTGAAATCTAAAATATTAAGGCAGTTTTCAAACTCTTCGCGAATTTTTTTCTTTAAATTTTCAGGAATATTATCCAACTGATCTAAATCAATTTTAACTAGTTCTTTTTCATCAAGCGAAATAGACTCATTGATAATTTCATCAACAGCAGAATCACATTCTGGCTGTAGTGCCATTTCGCGATACTTAGTTACTAACTCTGCTTCTGTTCTTACTGTACCATCAAGATCAACATATGTGCCAAAAGAAGCACCAGCAGAAACAACTACTGCACCGTCATCCGTATCTTTCGGTGCAAACGACGGTTGTAGATCTTCTGGCGCTTTTCTTTTGAACTCAAAACCAAATAATTCCATCATTATCTCCTAAAAAGAGAGAGGCTAAATGCCTCCCTCATAAAGTTTAGAGGCGCATCACTAAAAAATCAACTATTAAATCAAACCAGCGTACTGATTTGCATTGCCCTTAGAAGAATTTTCAACCTGCGGAATCCAATAATCATAAGCAAGAGTTGCGCTAAATGTCTGTACAGTTCCTGTTGAAGACCAGTTTACATCGATTGATGAAACGTCTGTTGGGAAAGCACCAATAACTGTATAAGCACGAATAATTTCTCCGTCCTTAGCGTATTGAATGACATCAAGATCTGCTTTGTAATTCTCAGCGCCCAAGCCACCACCACGAATGTTGGTTTCAAGAGAGTTGAGAGCATTCGACCATTTTTCGAACAATGAACGAACTTTGAAATCTTCATCGTTCATGATTGACAATGTCCAATTGTCGAAACTACGTTCACCAGCTACCTTAATCTTACGACCGAAATAAGGAATTTCGATTGAAGACATAGAAGCAGCAGGAAGTTGAGCAGCTTGGCACATAAACGATAGCTTCTGAACACTATCGGCGTCAAACTGTATTCCTGGAGGCTGTCCCATTTGAACTTCGAATAAGGACGGACGAGCGCCACCATATTCAAGTCCACGTGAGATAAATTCGTTAACATTAAATGCCATTTTTGAGTACTCCTCTAGTTCTCATTCTATTTATTAAAACTTACCAACAACTTCAGCGAACTGAACACCAGTGCGAACAGCAACGAAGTTAAGCTGGATAAAGTTGATAGAATGAGCTGGCTTAATGTAAATATCGCCAACAAATTCGTTACGATCGATTACTTCGCCAGTATTATTTGATTCGTCGCAAACAACCAAGAAGTCAGTAATACCACGACGACCTTTAATATCGCGAAGATAAGGTGTGATCAAACTACGGAACTGCGAACGAGTGAACGCATCATTGAACTCGAATAGAGTAAACTTCGAAGCAGTTGAAATTGACTTTTCAAGTACAATAAACAAGCGACGAACATTGATGCGGTCGAATGCAGATGGTTTAGATTGCATTGTCTTATCACCATATAGAACAGTACCCTGTCCAGGGAATGTTACTACTGGGTTGATACCAGACTTGTAAAGATTATCACGCTCTGCTTTACGTGGGTTATAAGCAAGCTGAATGATATTCTTAATTTGACCACGATTAAATCCAGCTGGTGACCACCATGGGTCATTTGTTGTATCTGTGCGTACGCAAAGACCAGCAATATCACCGTTCAATGGAATCCAACGATAAATGTCGTTGTAACGGTCATACATTTTCTTATAGCCAGAATCCATTACTGCGTATGAAGTGTCACGGCAACTATTTCTGAAAGTTATCGCGCTGCTAGCTTCGTAACCAACATTATTAATTACAGTTTCTTTTGCAGGTGAAATGAATACAACACAATCTTTTCTTACTTCTGCGATATTATCAACGATGTAGTTACCTAGCTGTTCGCCATGAACGCCACCGAATGACTTACCTGTTAGGATAAGCGAAATATCAACATCTTCAGCCGAACCGAATAGATCGTAACCAGCTGCTATAGTAGCGATAGATACTGTAGCTTCTGTTGAAGTTTCAGAGCCACCAGAGAAAGAAAGATTTAAGACAGCAGTATTTGAACTTGATGCAACGTCCATAGCAGTATCAGAAGGTGCAGTTGCACGATCGTTTGCTAACCAAAAATATCTTGACTGATTATTAATGATATGCTTATAGTAATTTGTTGCACCATCAAGAGTTTTGGAGTCCGTTGCACGAGACATTGAACGGAAAGTTTCAAGAATCGTACCTGGAGAACCAGAGAATTTGCCGCCGTCATCAACTACAACTACGTGAATTTCATCAACAGCAGCTGTATTACCAAAATTAGCTACATATGCAGAAGTTCCTGGAGCTTGATTTACAACATTAAAAAATTCCCAATAACGATCAAAAGAACCCTGATTAATATCAGTATGAAGAGCTAATGAATCTTGTAAACTTACAGTGAAAGATCTTGCTGAAGAGTTAGCAGAAACTGAGCCAGGAACACCAGTAATTTTTAAATACTGAATACCTACATCTGCATTACCAACCTTAATAAGGTCAGATACAGCTAAAGAACCTAAAACATCTGAAGCAACAGTATTAGCTTCTACCAAAGTACCTGTTGCAGTATTAGAAATGATAATTTGAGCGGTATTGCTTCCAACTGTAATAGCAATTGTACCAGTTACGTTAGCATTTGGAGCTAAATCTAAAACTTGATTGAATGCTTCTGCGCTATCGCAAACCGATACACGGAGAGAATTACCGAAAGAACCAGCATACTTTGCGATATACTTAATATCAGTGTCGAAATTGCCACTTTTTGAATCGTAATCGGCTCTATTCTTAACTGTATTAAAGCTGTTTGCCGAAGCAGTTCCATCAGCAGCAAGAGCCGAAAAAGTATCGACAGGAGCTACACGAGCAACATAAAGTTTATTGCCATAAGACAAGAAACTAGAAGCTGTGAACCATGTTTCTGCGTTTAAATTTGTTGGCTTACCGAAACGTGTTACGAGGGACTGTTCATTGTCGATGAGTACACGCTCATTAATCGGACCCCAGTTAAAAAGACCAGCAATAGCGCCGTCAGTTGTTGAAACTGTAGGAACGATTGTTGTCAGGTCAATTTCTGATACGTTTACACCTGGACTAACTTGGAATGACATTTGGGCTCTCCTTCCATGAGAAATAAAATACAATTCTAGAAATTATTTATAAATTTTCGTTTTTTACTCCAAACATCCAAATGTCACTTCGAGGCAAATCGTATTCTTCATAGGGGTCGCCACGACCATCGTCAACAAAACCAAATGGAGATAATTCTGTCATAATTTCTTCTTCCGTTTTTTCGCGGAGCTTACTCAATGTATTTATGTCTGTATATTCTTTGAAATATTGCTGATCCGAAAGCCAAGCAAACAGAACTAGACCCATAACCAAGTCGTCATGTTTGCCTTCTTCAGCTTCATAGGAATTATTTTTCCTAGAGAAAGTAGCCATTTCTTCTATGGTATGGAAATCGTTAATTATTAGCTGGTTCTGTTCTACTAGCAATTTAAGAATCGCGCAACCAGTAGCTTTAACTGGCTTGGTTGTACGGATACCAAAATCTGGTTTCGACCCAGCAGCTCCAAACCCAGTAGAAATTCTTTTACCTGCACGACCGCCATTTTCGGTCAATAATACGTTTTCATACTCAAAGTCATAATGGAGCGAATGACCTACCTGTTCTCCGAGGTCATTAATTTCAACAAGTATAGCGGCATTATTATAGGACTTTGCGACCCTATGAACAACTTCGGCAAAATCTATCGGAGTCATCATATTATTTCTAAAAACGCAAACCTGCTGATAAGGCATTTGAGTTACATCGACGACATGAAATGCTGAATAGTCGAGACCCTTACCTCTAGAAACGTCAACTACGCAAATATAAAGCTTTTCTCTTGAAGGTCCAATATATTGCGATAACCCATCTTTATAAACGATTGGTGTAGAAGGAGCTAGCTCTTTTAATTTCCAACCAGCGATAAGAGTTCCTGAGCTACCAAGAAATTCTACACAATATTCTTGCTCGAACTTTTCGGTATCGAAATTCATCGATCCAAGAGTGTTTTCTTTCCACTTTTCGTCTCGCCCTGGAACGTCATACCACATAACTTTGATAGGATGGTAACCATTCCTTTTTTCGGTAGCATTTTTCCATATAGCGTAAAAATGGTTCAATCCGTTAGGCGTAGAAACCAAAATAATTTTAGATTCAGCACCAGAAGAGATTGTAGGATAAACTGAGGTAAAGAACGTATCCCAGTTTTCAATAAATGCAGCTTCGTCGATAAACAGAAG